ATTAATGACGATGAGTGACCGTAGTATCTTCCAACAAAATCTGGACTATGGCTTATTGTTTTAGAAAAAATATCAGCCAAATGCGCCAAGTTATAGTTAGTTTCCATTTTGTATAACCTGAATTCTGTGATGCGTTCTGCGCACACCGCGCAATAAAGCAATATTTTTTCTTTTTATGAATGTTTGACTTGCTAGATCAGATGGTTGACCATGTTTGTATTTGTATGTAACACGAATTTTTTCCACAATTTCATCTATTGCTATTGATGTCATCTCGTCTTCAGTAAAACCAAGAATATACAAAAATGTTTTATATTCTTGTAAGTTGAAGTCAAGATCCGCTGATTTGCTGTATCTTTGTATTGGTTTACACGGACTTAAATCTGATGGGTTATTCCATAAGATACTTCCACCAATCGGTATATTTTCAACTGGGTGACCATATAGATGACAAAAGGCAGATGACTCACCACCAACAACCCATGCTTCTTTGTCGCGATCCCAAGATACACCAGATCCATCAAGACCCCTGAAATCAACTGGATCAATTCCGAGCATTGGTTCACTATTCATCGCTCAATAATTTCCTATATGCATCAACTTCGCTCATTAGACAAAAAAACGAATCATACAATGCTGACGATTTATCAACTGGTATTGATGTAAGTGAAAAAGCATCAACTCCAAGTATTTTGCTAAGAGTGGATATTGACCTGTCTAGATATAACTTTGCTTGCTCCCGAGCAATATCACTCATTTTGGCTCTCCGTAATTATCTGGAGATATTTTATGGTTATTTGGAAATGTATCCAAATTGCGGTCAACTGGCCATAAATTAAAACTAATTGTTACTCTCCTCGCACCAGAGTCGTTGACGGTAGTGAAATGTGGGACAAAAGAATTAAAGAACACAACCTTTCCAACTTCAGGGGTTATTGGAATAAAGGATTCCACGCGATTAAGCGCGTAACCATGCAACATCAAGTTTGAAAACCCTTCTCCTGCGTTCGCAAAAACAACGCCACTCCAATGATTTTCTGGAATAATGTGACTATTTTTGTAATGAGTGTGATAAGCGACCGATTGACCAGACTCTGTTATCGCAACCCATGTTTCATAGATTCTGACTTTTATCGGTAGGACTTCATTTGCTTTTTTTTCTATTTCGTTTTTAAGGTTATTGAAACAATCATTATCTGGCGGTAGATAAAATGGATAACCAGCCAAAGATTTTTCATAAGAACCCAACGGTGCTTCTTCTAAAATACGCAATAAATTGTGTGAGTTTTCGCATATTTCAGCAAAATCTACATTTTTAATGCGATCCACATGGGCAGAAACCCTGACGATATCTATGCTTTCAGCCATTTTAATTACGCGGTTCGTTGAGTTTTGGCAAACCAGAAAATGCAGGACCAATACGGTTCCCATCTGCATCAATCCCTGTCTTTATGCCCTTAGTCCATGTCCATGGTTTTTCTTGATTATTTTTTGTCTTCAATGCACCATATTTTGATCTGCTTTCAACCAAGGCTCTGTCATCCCATAGTGACCCTGTTTCAATTGTTATCTGGCTCATTACAGATGAATCAAATACGGTAAAAAACATAATTGGCATTCCAGCCTCAAAAACAACCCTTTCGTCTATTTTGTTTATTTTCCAATTCATCTGAAACTCATCAGGCCACCAACTTGACGGAATGATTGCGGATAGCGGTTCAGCCCCATCAACAAAATAATTCGGCGATCCACCAATACTCATCTCGTAACCGTCTTCTGTTCTAAAGGCATATCCTGTGGAAAATGAAACCATGCCAATAATGCTTGAGTGGACAACCGCCCAATCCCCCAACATTTGACCCTCAAGTATTTCTGGGGGAACATTCCCGCCGCTCCACTTAACAACGACAGTCTGCGGTAATTGGAGTTCCCAGCCATAAACATTGGCGTATGTCATTGGCAGGCACTGGTACGCGTGTTTGTTGTATGTTTCGTCCATCCAGTCTCGTTTTATTCTGGATTGTACGACTACTGGTGGGTTTCCCGTAGTTTTAAGCAGTGTTAATTTACTCATGCAAAAAATTTTCTATTGTTTTTTCAATATTTTCTAAAGCCGTTTTTGAGTCAATCGTTCTCACTCCTGCATCATACGCAAGATCAAGTAAATCAGAGTTACAGTATCTGACGACTTTGGTTCCACTACGGTTAATTATAAACTTTTCAAAATTGCCCTGAATTGGGTCTTTGTTTTCTTGCACTAGTTTGTAAAACGGATGGACGGGAAGACCTGTGTCAGATCCTTCAACAATTGCGACCATTTCAGAAAATGGCAAACTTGTTTTATAAAGTTCTTCCATGTGGCTACGCATATGGGTTGGGCTTGCATTTGATTCTTTAAAAGGTCCGTAAGCATCGTCGCAAAAATCTGTACTAGGGATTGCTATGACCTCAAAACCAAGATCTTTATATTTATTGTACAGTTCTTGAATTGGGATGTATTGCGCAGAATTTGCACACTCTCCAGTTACATTTACAAGCATTGTAACTTTGCCTTTATTGTTTGCCAGAATATTTTCATCCGTATCAAGCGATTTGAGAGCAATGTCGTATATTGAAATTGGATACTCTTCAACCAAAGCAATTTCCAATGGGTTGATTTCTGTCACAAAAACTCCTCTACTGAATAAAAGGCTGGTGTGGTGAATCTTTCACCACTTGTTACCATCCTAACTCCATGTAAATAGTTGATATCGCCAGGATGGAATACGGCTAGACCTGGCTCTGGTTTTATTGTGATGTCGTGTTGTGGGTAATACAACTCTCCACCCTCAAAGTCGTCGTTGTAGTAGAACAAAGAATTAATGTCGTATGTCGTGAATGGGTTTGGCGACCCATCGTTCATTTGTTTATCCGCGTGGGGTCTTTGCTCTATACCAGAAAACCAACGAATAATACATGGTGGTCGTTTTGAAACTCTGCATGAATATGTTTCATTTATTAAACTCGCCATTTTGTCAATATATTTATCTATTAGGTCATATATTTCTGGGTTAATTCTTTTTAGGATCACACCAGAACACTGCCTATTATTCCAGTATGACGCGTCGTATGTGCATGTCCCATCCTCGGCGTATTCGTTTTCTTCCTTATCGTTAGCCCATTCACTTATTGTTCTTGCAAAACTTGAAATATCATATAAATCTTCTTTTTCAATAAAATCTTTAAATATATGAATATTTTCTGTTCCACTACCAAAGTAGCCAGGTGGGACTTTCCATGGAGATTTCATTTCTTGCGTCATTATACTAACCAGCCATGAAGAATGTGTTTAAAGAGAATCTTTGTCCACTTGTAACTTTTTCTACTTCATGAACCATTGTCTTTGTAGATGTATTGCTCAAGAAAACAGCAGATCTCGGGATTGGTTGCCAAGATAGACCCAATTCCTCAAAACGCAACGCACCACCTTCAAAGCCACCATTCAAGACAATCAGGCAACTAAAATCAATATCTATCCATTCGCCATTGTGGAACATCGGACCATCTTGATGCGGAAGTATTCTCGCTCCAACACCACCCCAGCGGAGTAACGAGGACATTAGTGTAAGTTCGTCAACCTGAAATGTGGTCTTAATCCGTTCTGTAATTAATTCTATGCATACATTTGTTAAGTCCCACAGTTCGGTTTTTTCTGGATAATTGACCGTATAGCCCTCGTTATATTCCAATTGTTTTGGGGTGTCGGAAAGAACTGCCGCGTAGTATGGAGCGCCATTTCGTAATTTGGTTGGGGCTTCTTCCCAACTGATATTCCCTAGCGTTCCATTTCCTTGTGATATGGACATTAAATTGACCATCTTTTCAGCATGTTCTTCGCTGATGAAGTCGGTAACTATTGATAAACTAGTTTTTTGTTGTTTCATGAGACTTCTTTTTTGCTTAAAATTTCTTGATTAAACAAACTATTGGTTGAATTTTCATAATCACTAATATATCTATACAATTTAAAGTCTAAGTGATGTCTTGTTTCAAGGTACTCTCGTGTCCACGCTGGAAGAATCTCCTCAATATGCTCGTGCCTCTTATGACCAATGTAATTTTGCTGAAAATTGTCATGTATTT